AAGACTACTCTTAAGAGTAGTCTTTTTTATTTTTAAGTATAAAAGAGAAAAGTTTTAAAAGGTTAATTATTTAATTTTGAAAATTAAAAGGAGGTATTCTTAATATGAAAGATATTAAAGAAATTAAAAGACCTACCGTTAATGATATTAGAGAAGAAATGGGCTTAAAGCGTATTGATTTAGGAGATGTACAACTGGTTGAATCATATGCAGACCACATCAGGAATTTAGACTCAAAGCTACCAGAGAGAAGAAATTAATCTCTCTGGTTTTTTCATTTTGAAACCGCAAAGGAGGAATGTTTTATGTATCCATTTGATAAACAAGATGAAAGAGTATGGGGTTGTATGAACATCAAGAACTACCACAACGGTGTGTGGGTAATAACTTCTGAGTATAAAGAATTAGATGAGTCGAAGGGTAACAGATTAACAGTAACCCTAGGAACTAAAGCGGAAGCAATTAACTATGTTGCTAGCTTATCTGTACCAGTTGAAAGCCCTGCAACTATAACAAGTATTGTTCATATTCAGAACAATGGTGCTATCTTCCGTTATGCACTTACTATTGACTCTGAAACGAACACATTTGGTTTACTGGAGACAACTCGACTATCTTGTGCGACAACTACAGTACGACCTACTGCACCAAGGAATCCGAATAAGAACGACTAGGAGAGAAAGAAATGATGGACAAGTTAATCATAGCACTAATTGGACTAGTAGCCTTTCTATCAGGAATACTAATGTCTTACTTTGATACAGGTGTGGCAAGAGCAATCGGCATAGTGATTGTAGCTTGCTGCCTGTTTCTTTTTTGTATAACCTTACTATATGGGTGGGAGAAGCGTGAAAGAAAATGAGATGTATAAGTACGTAAAAGAGTTACTTGAAGGCATTGGCTACGATGTTTATGCCGAGGTGGAAGTTAATAGCTGGGGTGGAAGTGGCAGGGCTGATGTAATCGGTTACAACAAACCTGCTGTATCAATAGTGGAGATGAAGACATCTCTATCCATGGACTTGATTGAGCAAGCATATAAGTGGAAGAGTTTTGGTCATTATATCTATATTGCCATACCTAGACGTAAGAAAGCTATACCTACATTTGTGTGGAATCTGCTTGCTAACATGGGAATTGGCATCATAGAGGTTAGTGACCGTGGGTGGAGGAAAGCAGACATAGTACTGAAAGCTAAGTTCAACCGACCTTATAAGAATACTAAATGGGATGAGGTATTGAAACCTGAACACCAGACGTGGCTAGAGGGTGGCTCAAGTGGTGGGGGGTACGTGACCAACTACAAACTGACTATAGATAGGGTGAAGAGGTATCTAAAGTCGAAAGGTGGCTGGGTGTCCATGAACGAACTGCTAGACCATTGCGAAACGCACTACTCTAACCCTAAGAACTCCCTAGCAAAGGCTCTTAGGGAGTTTGAATCGAATTGGTGTGAGACTAAGGTAATCAACAGGAGAGTACATTTCAAGCACAAGGAGGGTAAATAATGGCTGGACTTACTGTAACGCTTACACCTGCTGAGATTCAGGAGATACTGATAAAACACCTGAGAGAGGAATACCCTGGCATGTCTGTTAAGGGTATAGATTTTAATGTAGACAAGCAATTGGAAGGATACGGAATGCAAGAACACTATGTAACTAGATTCAATGGTGCTACTTGTAGTATGAGAAAGGGGAATGAGCAATGGCAATGACTCCTTATGTATGGAAAGAGGAAATGTCCCCCAAGGAAGCACAGGATGGTGCCTATTGGGAGAGAAATATGCTAGCTTTACACTTTGCAACCTATGCAAATGAAGCGTACAAGGAGTTTGCCAACTACTTAAAGATGGTAGGAAGTAAGGCTGAGACCAAGAGCACTCCAGTATGTGGTTGGTATGTACATGGAGAGTGGGAAGGATGGTCACGTGTCATTAGTCTATTTGATGGGCAAATGACATTCCACATACCAGATGACTTCGACCTAGGAAATCTTCCACAGGTTGAGCCTAACTGGGATGGACATGGTACAATGGATAAGTGGCTCCGTTCTATGAAGAAATGCGGTTGTGAGTTACCTGACTTAGAGAAATAGACACCAAGGGGAAGAGTTTCGACTCTTCCTCTTTTATTTTTGTGAAGACGTTGAGAGGGAGGAATCAGTAGTGAGCAGACTGAAATTGAGTAAATTTGGTGCAGGATTTTTAAGTGGGGTTATCATCACAGACACTGAGACTAACAAGAATGTAGAGCTTATGGCAATGCAATTAAAGGCTCTAATCAGAGACCCAGAGAGCGGTACTTTCCCACATGGTGGGTATGATCAAGAGGGTGACGTTATCACTGTATATCACGATGATGACAGAGAGAAACATGAAGTATCATTCACCCTAGAAGAGTTAAATGAAACTTTAGAGGGGGCTATTGCAAATGGCAAAAATTGATGTTAGATTTATACGGGGTAATAACCATACTGTTGAGGTTAGTACTAACTTTGGGGACTTTCCTGTTATAAAACTTCAACATGAGTATGATGAAATACGCAGAGCAGGATTCACTAAACCAAACAGAGAGCTTGGATACAAAATATCTGAGGTAGCTGATATACTGATATCAATGCTTAATCTATACAATGACTTTGGTAATTTAAATGCTGTCTCATTTAATAACTTGATAGATGCATTTAGACCCTTCCTACACAGTCACATGACACATGAAGCTATACTTGAAAGATTATTGGAGATTAGAAGCCCGAAAGGATGGTTAGACGCATGATTGATGAAATTTATGTACTGCATGATGAAAATGGTAAACCTGTAACTGCCAGAGGAAGCAGGGCACAACTAAAAAGTTATAATACTGCACATGGGGCAAACATTGCTAGGACTAACATGGGTGGCAAAAGTAGCATGAAGATTGCAGTGTATAAGCCAGCAGGGTATGTAACAGATATCAATGGTAAAAAGGAGGATAACATAAATGAAGAAGATTTTAACCGCAATTAGTCTATCAGCACTCCTGCTTGCAGGGTGTACCAGTATGGATGAAAATGCAGAACAAATAGTAACTAAGGATAACAAGAAAGCTTATCCTTCTGGATATGACATTGTTAGTGTTACTAAATTGGACGATAATGTGTCTGTGGTGGAAATAAAGCACAAGGATACAGGTGAACGCTTTACTATAGTAGAATCAGGTGTCTATGGGGGAGTAGCTACTTCTATTACAAGAATGGGGGAAGTTAAATGAAGAAATTAGCTATTATTGGTGTAATCGGGTTGTCTATGGTATCATTGGTAGCATGTGGAGGTTCTCAGGCTAAAGAGCCTACGGATTTTAAATATATTGGTAAGTATTATGATGACGAGCATGGAACTGCTACTGAGGTAGTAGAATTAGAGCACAAACCTACAGGTTGTAGATTTGCAGTAGTTGATGATGGTCTTACTCAAATTCTACAAGCAGATGGAAAACCTTACTGTCCAAAGGGGGCTAAATAATGATACAATTAGGTGACAAGTGTATATGGGTTCACCCAGAGTTACTTTGCATCATTGGGGATGGAGACAGTACAACTGAACTAACATGCATAGAAGATTTAGGGTGGCAGGTTGAACACAAGATGCAGAGTAAGGAGATTGTCTTTAAGCATGATGAAACAGGCAGGTACTATATGTATGTTATGAACAGGGAAGGTAATGACTTCAGTGGTTGGGAATCAGTAGACTACCTCAATACTACTGACTCTGAAGGACGTATTAAGTGTGATGAAGTGATACAGGAACAAGTTATCTCTTACCAATGGAAGGAGGTGAAATAAATGAACGCACATACTGAGAATGGTGTATACGAGATCACTAAGGCTATAGCTGAGGCTAAGGAAAAGAAGAATAAGTAGTATTAAAGGAGGGGATTATCCCCTCCTTTTTTATTTTCACTTATCCTCCAATATTTTATAGTTAGACGTAGTAATGAGACAAGTTCCTCATGAATAATAAAAGAAGGAGGTCTTTCAGGTGAGTAGAAGAAAATGCTACATTAGAATAGATGCTAAGCCTAAAGATTCCAAAAAAGATAAGGAAAAAGATAAGCTAGTACATGAGTTAGGTTTAGAAAACTTCAAGAATGACCTACGCCCAGAGGTATGGAAGAGCAACGAGCCAGAGCTAATTATTAAATCTGATGCAGAGTACATAGAAGAGTACTTTGACTTAGAGAAAATAATCCACGAAGAAGAGGTAGCTAAGGCAGGACGTGTTCATCTCCCTAGGGGGGCTAGACGCCATGCGTACAAGGTGCATTCTGGTCATGGACTGATTTACATTCCAGTCAATCGTTTGAAGCAGGTGTATCAAACTCACCTAGCACTTAATAGGAGAAAAATCGCTCAAAACAAAGTTTCGATGCGAATGGGTAAGCCACTTCAACCAATCGAAATCGGATATAATTATGATGTTCACGATGGTCACCATAGATGGGAAGCTTCCAAAGAGCTAGGATACACACACGTTCCCTGTAAGGTAGTGGGGGATGACCCAGATAAGTTAAGGGACGCAAAAGAGAAGTATCGTGCTGTATGGAAGTCTGTAGACCTAGTGATTGAGGGCAGACCAGAATACAACAAAGTAGCTCTAGTGCTTGATATCAACAAAGCTACCCTTAATAGAGGAAAGCTAGTTAAGAGACGTGTAATGGTTAGGGGTCAGGGTGGAAAGGTCTTCTACCGTATGCAATGGATTGACCCTAATGATGAGAAGGCAGAAGTACACCAAAAAGTACCTGACCAAGAGAATCACACGACATATAAGCACGATGATAAGTCAGTAAAGGAAATAGAGAGACGTCAGCATAACCGTTTCCCAGTAGTACAGCATGAAGTAAAGCACTTCAAGAATAAAGAACACAACTACTCTACTGACAAGGAAGCCTACAATGAAGCCAAGGAGAAGTACCACAGAGGTGAGAAACTACAGCCTGTTAAGGTCAACCATAAAGGGGAGATACTTGAAGGACACCACCTTGTAGACCTAGCTAGAGACTTAGGACTGACTCATGCTCCTGCAATTGTACTAGGTAATCCTAAATTGAAGAAAGAGTATGAGGACGCACTGAAAGAGGACGTAATGACTGAAGTTACTGACGAACATGGTAATAAGAAGGAAGTATCCGCCTCTGGTAAGGGTGTATCAGCAGATGGTACTCAACGTGGTCAGCATATGGTTGTTGACGTTCCTGTGGAGTACGTAGATGATATGGAACACTTCAAGCGTTATGTCAATAAGATGTACACTAAATCCTATATCATGGATTGTGCAGAAAAGGCTGGCATTAAGTGGAACGATAAGAAAGCAGATGGCACATTACTGACTGATGAAAAGATTCTATGGACTAGGGTTTTCAATGCTATCTCTGAGCATATATCTAAGGGTGAGAAGTTTGAAGTGCCTCATGATGATAAGGACTCTAGTGCAAAGATGAAACAGATTAAGAAAGATGATGACCACAAGTTCTTCCTTATGTTCTGTAACAAGTTTAGCTTTGACAGGGAGAAGATTAAGGACTGGTGTAGAGACCATGACCTTACATGGAAAGAGAACCATAAAGACCCTGACATTGATTGGAAAAACTGTGCTATGGCTATCAAGAAAGAACTATCTAAAGGTAAGATGTTGAACGGGGTACGTACAAGACGTAAACATCTTATGGAGGAAGCAAACACCATTGTAACAGATGCAGTTCGTGAGCAGGTTAAGGCACTTGGTAAGAAGTATGGTAAGACTGCCTTAGAGGAACAAGCACTGAAACAAGGTATTGAGATAGACCTCTTAGATAAGAAAGGTAACGTAGTAGAGCATCCAGCTATCAGATGGATGAGGGTAGCAACTGCTATTCAGAAACACCTTGCTAAGGGTAATAAGTTTAAGATGACTAATGATGACTTTGGTACAGAGGGAAGAATTCAGTCTGAAGAGTTTGATTATGGTGACAACGTTACTCTGACACCACATGAGCGTGTGGGTATTGATAGAGCCAAGCTTAACAGTAAGAAGTTTGAGCAACGTGCTAAGAAGTGGGCTACCAAGTCTCTAGCTCTTGACCACGGTATTGACCCTAACAATACAGCTATGGTGGATGAAGTATATGATGCCTTTGTAGAAGGTGCTCGTAATGCTAAGCTAATGATACACTTTGACCCTACAGAAATGTTAGACAGTGGTACATCAATGTTAGAGGAAATGATGTCCTCTGGTAAGCTAAAGAACGATTTCCAGCTAGACAGAGGGTATGACAAGGAGCATAGAGAGGTCATTGAACGTGATATCTACGGTGATGACTTTGATGGTGCAGAAGACCATGAGCGCCCAGTATATGGTGTGCTTGACATATTCAATCAAGGCTTGAGCCTAGGACAACATGGTGGAGCAGCCCTAGTACTAAAAGAAGATGTTAAGAAGCGTTCATCTGGTACACCAAATGACTCTAACTCAATACCCTATGGTAAAGAGGGTAAACTGGTACACTCTGCTGAAGACCCACACCACCTAGTAATACACCGTTGGTTTGGGCGTTGGAAAGAGCCTAAGAACGCTGATGGTAAGCGTAGACGTGCTATGAACTCTGTTATTGAGGGTAGTACATTCAATGACGATAAAGAGTACTTTGAAGCACAGGTACTTGGGGGAGTGGATTTAGCTAAGGACGTAGACCATGTTCTAGTACCTGAACACTGGCAAAGTGACCCAGAATGGCAAGACCACCATGAGCTTATGAAAATGTTTGCAGAGTCACAGGGTGTAGGATTAAGATACGAATGAGGTGGACTAAATGAAAATGGTAGTAGAAGGTATCAAACTAACCAAAGACCATAAAGATGATAAGATTCTATATCATAAGAATGGTAAGTACTACGTTAGAAAGGCATCAGATGGCTTTACTAAGGGTGAGGCTATTCGACAGCATGTATCCTCTTACTTTACTAAGTGGGGTTTTAGGAAGGTAGAGGGAGTAGCGGAGTTTGATAACGCAGAAGATATACAAGCGAATATTGATAGATTCGAACCTGCTAAAGGTTATATAGCCAAGTATGCAGGGTCGGTACTTCCGAGGGGTTGATTTCCAAACCCCTCCTTTTTTTATGGTTGAAAAGGGAGTTCCCCCAATTGGCACTCTCTAATAATGTTGAGGAAGGAAGTGTATAGTATGTTTGCTGTTGGAGGTATTGTTGCTGAATACAAGTATAACAACGAAGACCTATTCACAGAACTAGAGAGTGCTAAGACAAAGGAAGAGATTGATGATATCAGGGGTAAGATTTATCTAAACAACCTAAGAATGGTACATACAGTACTGAATAGAGCCTTTCCACAAGGCACTAAAAAGATGTGTGCCACTCATAGGATTACTCCACAGGACTTCTTTAGTGAAGTTAGCTTTGGCTTACTGAAAGCTATAAATACTTTTGATTCTTCTAAAGGGTTTAAGTTTGCCACTTATGCAGTGAGATGTATGGAGAACGAGTTAAACCAGTACCTTAGAAAGATAACTAGACGAGTTCTAGCATGTCTAGATGAGACTGGGTTAGATGACTCTGAAGAGGATAATGATAAGACTCTAGGAGATATAATGATGGTAGAGGAAAAGGGTTATGATGCTTTTATGGATAGAGAAGAGTTTGAGCTACTCATTCCTAAGCTTAAACCTCATTTCCGAACTAGAGTCCGAGCAAACATACTGAATCTATATATCAAGTCCCTTAGAGAGGACGAGCCTCTAACCCAGTATGAAATAGCAGACAGACTAGGTGTATCTCAACCTTCAGTAAACAAAACCATGAAACTTATACACAAGATTGCTAATGATATTAGGAGGGAATTAGATGAAAGCGAACTACAGCGACAGACTAATTGATAATAAGATGATACTGACAACACTAACAAAGGTGGAAGACACTTCTCGTTCTACAGTGTATGTGACTTCTAATCCAGAGTTATACGTGATTGTATTCTACAATCAGACTGCTCTAGCTGATTATATCAAGCAGAACGTTGATGGTCTATTTGGTATCCGTCTAATTAAGGAAGGCAAGAAGTATTGTAGATATAACGTTGCTTTAGAGTCTGGAGAAGAAATCATAGGCAGAACTATTGCAGAGGCATTCAATATCATGAATAAGGATAATGAAGAACCTGTGATTATGTACACCGATGATGTGACAGGCTTGCCTATAATAGAATGACCTCAATCCCCCTAGATTTTTATAACTAGGGGGATTTTTAATTAAAACGAGGTGATAGTATGAAAGGTATTAATCATTACAGAGTTCTATCAAATGCCTATGGTAGAAAAGAGCTACTGGAGATGGGCAAGAATAATGGTCTCAGTTGGCAGGAAGATAATGGGCGTGAAGGTGTCAACTGGTTACGATTTAGTAGGGCTTTAGTAAATCATCTGGATGAGGGTAAGCACTTTGACACAGACAGTACAGATACTGAGTCTTTACAATCAATGATGGATCAATATACACAATTGAGAGATATGCATAAGCAGACAATGATTCCCCATGTAAGAGCTGGGTTATCTAAGTTATACTCTCAAGGAGCAGACACTAGCAAAGACCCAATGGAATACCTCCCTCAAGTATATGACCACCTAGATGCTAATGGTGGACACGTATGGGCTGAAAAAGTAAGAACCCTGAATAGTTTGAATAGCCAGATTAAGGGTATATCTGAAAAACTCTCTACGAGACAAGTTTAGGTTGGCAATGTGCCAACCTTAATTTTTTGCACTTTTAAGTGGAACGATTTGACAAAGGGACAAGCCCGTGACAAAATGAGAGTGTGATTTTCATTTCCGAGAAAACAAGGGAGGAATACAGGATGGCTAGAACAGGATTAGAGAGATTTCAGGCTAGACAAGGTAAGGTAAAAGGTGACGAGAAGGCTATACATGAGGCTTCTATGAAAAAGCAGATGACTGCTGATATGTACGATGAGCTTAAAGATGAGGGCAATATTGAGGAAGCAGCTATGGTAGTAAGCCGAGATGGTATGAAACTGCTAGGTCAAATGCTTACTAATTCAATAGATAGTTCTATAGAGAGAGTACTTGACCGTAAGCTGGATGAGAAATTAGGTCAGTTGTTATCAGGTCTTAGCAAAGGTCTACAGGAAGCTATGGTGTCAATGCAAGACGTAGCGGTAGCTAAAGCAGAGTCTAAGATAGAAGAAGCGGTTACTAAAGCTAGTGAGCAAATAGTAGCAGAGATTAACTTATCAGAGACTCCATCTATTGATAAAACAATAGAGAAGGTTAAGAAGAATATGGGAATAGACTTAGGTGGTAAAGTGACTGCTCCTAACTTAGGAAAACTAGTAGACATAGTAGAAACTAAACAACCTGCTCCTACTAAGCCCTACGTGGAGAAGAGAATACAGGAAGCCCACGACAAAGCTAAGTCTACACAGGCACAGAAGGTAGATAAAGTAATGAGCAAAGCCTTGCAACCAGATACAGCTCCTAAAGAGCCTTTCAAGTGGGATGCAGTACCAGAGAAGCAAGGTACTAGACTTGTAGCTAGACCTAATAAGCCTAACTTCCTAACATATTGTCCTATCATTGTAGAGTATTTGGAGAAACACCCAAACCAACCTACACAGTTTAAGGATATCAACGATTATGCTATAGACACATACAATGTAACCTTTGGCACTAAGAGTTCTAAATTCATGGAGTTCGTATCATTGAAGGATTCACGAATCACACGACACTCTTACGGACAGTTCATTTTGAAGCCATAAGGGAGAAGACTTTTCGCAAGGGGGCTTTTTTTAAAGCGAACAGGGCGAGAGAGTTAACATTACTCGACTGGGACACGACAAGGTAGGAAGCCTACCTTCCCCTTGCTAAGGGTTCAGGATTTGTGTTAAAAACTATAACTCAAGTATATTCTAACCTGAGCCTTTAGCAAGGGGTGGATAGTCCCCCACCTCTTTCCCTAATAGGATATTCCCCATATTCTATCCCATACCTTTGTTGGTGGGAGGAACGTTACCCTCCTACCACTCTTTTTATATGGTTCCTTAGCTCAATTGGTTAGAGCACACGGCTCATAACCGTGCGGTTGTAGGTTCGATTCCTACAGGAATCACTGATAGTTGGAAATGTGACATGGTAGTGGAAGTATCCACATGGGGTCACACAGTACGTTTGAAGGGGTTTAGGACGTGCAGTAGCAGGGAAGTCTAGCAGATACGGAGCACAGAGATGGTAGGGTGCTAGAAGCGTAGGTCATCTGGTTAGTGACCTATACAACATATTGCGATATGTTGTTGTCTTTTAAAACAATACGGTTTGTTTTCGTGAAAGTATTGTTCTACTGAAAGTATGTATAGTGTGGAAAGCTTACATACACCCGATAGTGGGTGTGGAAAGCCCACTATCATCTTTACCCCATATTTCAAAGGTAAGAATACCTTAGCTACGGCTAGGGAGGTGCAGATTCGAAATCTGTTGGGGTAGTAAGGTATTAGTACATAGTCTGCTATGGTATACTTACCCTCTGGAGCGTTGTACAATACGAGTGTGCAGGGGTGACCACACTTCCCTACGTCAGGGCTAACAGGCGTACCCTTATCTCTGGTCAGTAGATTAATAAAACTGACCTTCACCCCTAGCTCTGTAGCTCAACGGTAGAGCGTCTGCCAGTAGGTTATACCGAAAGCGGATGGTTGTAGGTTCGACTCCTATCAGGGCAATTGTGATTCTACTTATCTCCAAAGTGGTGACTATAATGAGGTCACTGTAGAGTCCAATATTTGCTGTGATGTGTACTATGGTAGTACTACTATAACATCTCGAAACTCCACGGGTTGTAAATATGGAGTCTGTAGGTTCGAATCCTACTCACAGCGTTGTGCGGGAGCACATATCTATTGTTAGTGGGAGTAACAATAGGTGATTATCCCTATAGTAGTGACTTAGGACGCCACTGCTACAGGGAGGTAGGCATTGTGAGTGCCTACCATATCATGGGAGGACTGTCTGATTCAAATGAGTCCGATAGTGATGGTTATAAGGGGGTTCGAGTCCCCCACCTCCAACCTACCATGAAGGTGAACTGGAAATTGGAGACTGGTCGGTAAAAACCAGAGACCGTAGGGTCAATTCCCTACCACCTTCCTTATATCATGGGCATAAGCCCACCGTCTACTATCCCATTAAAAACCACAACAACGGTTTGTCTCATTGTAACATCCAGTAGAGAGTGTAGCAACTCTCTACAACCCTGGGGGTATAGTTTAACTGGTAAAACAGTGGTCTCCAAAACCACCGTCCTAGGTTCGAATCCTAGTGCCCTCGTTACCTACATTAACAGTAAGAGACAGTAGACTGTCAGGGTTAGAAACTAGACTAAGTGGCTCGTAGGTCAATGCCTAAGTCTTGTACCTGATTGGTGTAGCAGATTCCATGATGACCACTAGACCATATCTGTTTTTGTAGGATTCACAACATGTAAGAGTGTTGTATACTAACTATACTATGTGTGGTTAGAAAGTCAAATTTTGCTTTATTGGTAGCGGAAACTACTGATAAGCACTTATACTATATGTATATGTAAATTTTATTTATTGCACGGAGTTACCTCTAATTTCTCCAAGTGCTAACACTAGGTAGAGCAGACTACCGAATATAAAAAGCAGACCATTCTATCAAGCCAGATTGATAGTGTTCATAGGGGGCACATGATGGTCTTAAACGGAGGTAAAGGCAGACTGGTGAGTCCGATACCTCTGGAATCCCTATCATTACATAATATTTTCCCCAAGGCTCTGCTAGATGACGGTTTCGAGTCCGAATGTTAGTAATGGGAGTAGCTACCCACAGAACGCATAAAATGGCAGCCTTCTAGTATTCCCCCAGATTAGGGTTCGATTCCCTGCTGTACCAATCTAGTACTGGTCTAGCTAACCAAGGAACGAGGTATAGTATCTTGGAGAAGTCTTGGGGAAGGTATTATGTAATATTTTCATCAAGGCTCTGTACAGGACAGTAGGCTTTGGTCAAGCCTTTCGTAGAACTGTTTTGTTGGTCACGGAGCTTTGATGAAGGTATTATGTGTCTTCCCACATAGTAGCTTCACTGAACTGAACCTGGGACTACATCCCCAGATTTGTGTCCAGATAACTCAACTTTTGATATAAACCTGTCAACTGTGGTAGGCTTGAACTACCTACCACCAGCCCTAAGACACTTAGTCTTAGGGTTTTTTATTGTTTTAGAGGGAGAAATCCTGAAACCTCTCTTTTATTACCTTTGAAGGATTCAACTAAGAAGCAGGTCAGAAACCTATATCCTTACTTAGTTTTTAAGGGGGAGAAAGATGTCTGATTATGTTATTGAACTAGATAGGTGGAGTATAAGTAAAGAAGGTACAAACGCTCTAGAGACCTCTAAAGGTATCAATAGTGCATTGTTGTGGGCAGACTTGGAGGGGTATTCTAGGATATCTTTTCCTAGGGGTACATACCTCATAGATGAGACAACACCTGTCTTGCCTAGGAGTTATTCTACAATAGACTTAGCAGGGTCAACACTAAAGATAAACCCTAACGATTTGGAGGGGTATTCAGTAGTGAATTTTGACACAGTAAGGCATGCCAGACTAACTAATGGTATCATTTTAGGAGACCGAGACCAACACACTTATAAGTTAGACGGTATCGGCTCTGATACCCATGAAGGGGGTCATGGCATTATTGTAGGAGGGGCTAGCAGATTCTTGGATATAGACAATCTAGAGATTTCTCACTGTACTGGGGACGCTGTAATGAGCTATGGTACTTTTCCTTCACTAGCAGCTTATTTACGTAAAGCCACTTGTGAGAAAGGTAGCTGGAGTCTTGTAGATGGCACTGAAGTTACAGACCTTAATAGAATAAGGTTTACTACCAAGATAATGATGAGTGACCCTACCATAGCCAGGTCTAAGACTTGGGGCGTTTATGGAGGTGGATACGGAGGTCTAGGTTCGGATATAACTTCTCAATTTTATGATGTAGTTTATTATAACTTAGATGGTTCTTTCCATTCATCAGTAGACAGAGTACAATTCTTTGACGACCTTCTAGTTCCTACTGGAGCTTCTTATGCAAAGGTGTCCTTATATCAAAGTCTTATACCAGAGGATGCAAATAACTCATTATGGGTTAGAGTATTTGCTCATCCAGAGAGTATCTTCTTTGATAAGCTAGACTTACACCATTGTCGTAGACAAGGCATGAGTCTATCAGGCAAACACATTCATGTAACGAACAGTGAGATTCACCATATAGGAGGAAGTAATGCTAGTACTCCTATAGGAACAGACCCTCAAGGTGGAATAGATATAGAAGATGGTTATGATTTAAACCAGCACTTCTATATAGAGAACAATAACTTCCATGACAACTGGGGTTATGACCTAGTAATCACTAATGGGAAGCACATGAATATAACAGGCAATAGATTCAACAAGGTAGGCAAATATGTGAGTGTTGCCATAAATGCCCCTGTAGACCAGTCATTCTTCACTAAGAACACTATACACCAAGGTAGAGTTGTAATAAGCGGAGAGGTAACAACGTCAGAGAACCGCTTCTATGGGTGTAATGTAACACTAGGTGATGCAGGTCTATATGGCAGAAAGATGGAAGTTAAGGATTGTTCATTCCATAACTGCGTGGTAACTCTAGACCAAGGGGTGGCTTACACTCTAAGACTAGATGGATGTGAGTTCTTAAATGACTCTCAAAAAGCTATATTCAACATGATTAATACTCTTACTCTGAAGAATGAGCCACAAACACTTATCAATTGCTCCTTTGAGGGTAAAGATAAGAGTTACCTAATCTATAACCTTAATAAGCCTAAGTCAGGATGGATATTCGACAATATCACGTTCAATAAGATTGAGAATGGTATAGGCTTCCCTTGTGGGACTCTAAGAGATTGTCTCTTTAACAATATCCCTACTATTGCATTCTCCGCTAACAGTGATAACAGTGGAGAGGTGGACATGATAAACTGCACTATAAAGAGTCCAGACCAGAATAACACTTTACTAGCAATTGGTAGTATGAAGAGGTTTAGAATGGAAGGCTGTCAGATAGAGAAGAAGGATAGTCTCATGTTAGATGTAGGTAATGTATCAGAATCCGTTATAGTTAAAGATAATGTATTTAGATATATCAATCCTGTATTCGCAAACAGGGGTCTATTGAATATACAGGAGTCTTTCAATGGTCTCTATCTAATAGTAGAGGATAATATAGCTCAATCTACTATGAGTAAGCCATTCATATTAAACAACACTAAGTCTAAGGTTATCTTGAGGGATAATGATTTATTTGGACTATCCCTGAAGGCTACTACAGAGACCCTAATAAATAATACAGTGGATGGAGTTTTAGTTGTCTAGCACAGGCAATACTCTCTCTGACTATATGAGTGCTGGTTATTTGAAAGGACTTTTAGTATTATAAAGGAGTGGTGATAGATGAAGCACTGGGAACATACAGAAGTAGTAGACACGCCTACGTACAAGGAGTTCTTGCAATTTGGTACTCCTATCGTACCTGAAGCCTCACTACCTCTCAATACAGCAGTTTACGTAGTTTGTGAAGGTGGCTCTAAAGCACTAGAAGGTATCTATGACAAGACTGTCGATGGTATCAGACCGCTTAAAGACACAAAAGCACCAAACCGTGACCTAAGACTGTATAAAGATGCAATCCAATCAGAACATATCACAGTACTAGCGGTGGATGGATTAATGGGAACAGGTAAAACATCTACCATTGTTGAAGCATTGATTAAGAAGCATCTAAGTAATGTTCATGTACCAGACCACTTGCTTGCTAGTGGAAACTGGAAACCAGACCCAGATGTGCATAAGATACTAATCTCTAAGCCTGCTGTAAACGCTGGTGAAGAGGAATACGGTTTCTTACCTGGGGATATTAATGAGAAGATGATTCCTACTCTTCGTAACTACACCCAATATTTTGACAGAAATCACCAAGCAGGTTTCAATAACCTTAATACAGCTGGATATGTTGAAGTACTTCCTCTAGGATTTGTTCGAGGTATGGATGCAATGAATACTGACTTAGTAGTCGATGAATGTCAGAATACTAAAGAGTTAGTAACAATCGTATCTAGAAGGGCAGAGAATTCTAGAATATTTTTAATAGGAGATACTTCTCCATTCCAAATAGACCTTAAAGGAAATGCTCCGACTAAGAATGGTCTCAGTGATATCATTGACCTCTTACAGGGCGCACCATACTTCCAGTATATTGAGATGAAATCCCTAGAGAACATCGTCAGAAGTTACGAGGTAAGGGATTTAGTCAGAAGACTATTTAAGAAGCATGGTTCTAACCCTCAAGAGTGGCGTTCTTAAGCACTTCCAAGGTACACAAGGTGGAGTATATTGTTGCTCCACCTTATATTAATGTAAGGAGGGCTATACATGGCTATGACAAAGGTTCAGCTAATCACAGGTATTGTCTATACTGAAGAGCCAGTTAGTACACTGCGTTCACACCTACAGGGTGGAGTTAAGACAGGAACATTTATAGGATACACCGATGAGCAGAAGACAGAGAAGGTAATTGTAGCTGTTCATGCAATGGAATATATTTTTGTTAAGTAAAGGTCTCTACACGGAGACCTTTTCTTATGCAGGAGAGAGGTTTTGAGAATCTCTTTCTTTTAAGTAAAAATCAGAAGGAATGGAGAGATTCGCATGACTTGTGAACGTGTAGCACCAAAGACTATTACCCTAGTACCAGAAGCATACAATAATCCTAGAATACTAAGAGGGACTTGGATTTACTCTCACCCCACTAAACCAATGCCTTCCCTCCCATTTGTCTATAGATTTAAAGAGTTCATAGCACAAGCTAGACAGTGTGGAGATAACTCACAGGTGGTATTTGATGCAATCACTAATTATCCTACTTTAACTAATAAAGTCAATTTAACCCTAGAACAAGTGGCTGAGAATATGATGTCTGTGAGAAGAATGAACTACATGGACGGTTCTCTAACATTAAAGGCTACTGAAGAGAACTACTTAGCAGCAGCTAAGGAGGTAATAGATGCCCACTTTGCAGGACTACAGTATAGGTACATCAGAGAGGGAACAGTAGTAGGGTTAAAAATAAATACATCTAGTAAAGGTATTTATGCTATGGCTTGTGAAGTTAATAGCTATCTAAATGAAGTGGTGCTTAGAGGTGGAACACTAAGCTCAGCCAGTGTATATAGAATTATGAGTATTCTAAATAAGAATTTTGAGTTATTACAGGAGGAATTGGAATGATTACACTTTTAGTGGTTTGTATAGGATTATTTTTAGGTACAGGGGCAATACTAGGCGCTACAATTATCCAGTGGAAACAGGATGACAAGTTCATTGTGCATCTAACATCAGTTTGTATATTCTTCATAATCTTTTGGTTATCTCTTGGAGGAATTATACAAACCATAGTATATCTAATCACAGGGAGGTTTATATAATGGCTTATACACTACTTAAATGGAATGGACAGTATGGTGGAGATGCTAAGTTTGTAGCACGAGATGATGATTCAGGTAAACAGAGTATGTTTACACCAGGACGTGCACAAGACGTAGTTTGGACTAACAGTGACTTAGCTAGTGCACCAGAGATGGCTAAGTGGGAAGATTTTGGAGACGAAACAGTAGACAATTTAGAAGATGTAGCATTTTAATTATGTAAGCCCTTACAATAGTAAGGGCTTATTTTTATTTAAAGAGAAGTCTGGAGGTGGGTTAAATTGGAACTAATAATAGATGTATCTAAGGCAAGGGTACTTAATACAGGTAAACTAGTCAAGCGTGCAGTACAGGTAAAAGGTCAAGGAGGACGTACATTCACTCGTATGCAGTGGATTAATCCTGATAAAGGTAAACCAGTAATGGAGACTTCACATGAAGGACATGAAGACCCTCATGCAGCTAGGGTAAACAGTATGAACCCTGAACAGAAGCATTCTATGGTTAACCACTTTGTATCCAATCATAGGGATGAAGCGAATGACTTAGCAATGGCTACTGGACAACGTAGGGCACCTCATGTAGCAGAGCATCAGGTTACTCAGCACCTAATGGATCATGCACACAAGATACCACATGAATACGTAAAAGACCACTTAGATAGCAAAGAAGCAAAGCCTAGTCTAAATGTGGTGGGAAGTGACTTACCTGAGAAGGAAGTTAACAAGCGTATGGGTAAAGAAGGTAGCTTGGACTTGAACAAACTTACTACTGGGGCTTCAATGTATGATGATTCTATCTTCAAAGAGGATACAGAGTATGCTCAAGAGGATGGTCTTAACCCAGAGAAGGAATTTAAGCACATCTTTAAGGATGTTACTAAATCAGGTATAGAAGATGTATTCTCTGACCCTAAGGGTGAATGGACAGCATCCCTATCTGGATACGACCTATTCGAGGATGAGGGTAATGTAAACTGTGGTATAAACATGTCCCTTTACGATAAAGACGGTGAGAAGATGGGACACATCATACGTTCAGCTCACTATGATGAAGAGGGTACTTTGCAGGTACACAATGATGAGATGTATCTAGAATCTCAATATCATGGTAAAGGGGTTGCCAACACTGTATATAACAGAAGTGAACAGTTGTGGAAGCACCTATCAGGAGGTCACAAAGTAGGTATCAACTTAACTGCCAACATCAGTATTGGTGCCTATGCATGGGCTAAGAAAGGATTCGACTTTTCAGACGACAAACAACTAAGAGTAGCTAAAGCAGAGTTAGAAGGATTCTGTAAGGAAAATAAAATAGACCTGTCTGATGTACTAAAGAAGAGTGGGTATGAAAGTATAGATGACCTCCAACACTCTTGGCAGTTCGCTACACTTCAAAATGGTAAGTCCTATAATCTTGAAAGTGTTATAGACCCTCAATACAAGAATGATGTAAAGGGTAGAGAAGGACACTTTGGTAAGGCTTTCATGCTTGGAGGATTAGGGTACTGGTATGGTAAGAAAACACTAAATGATGACCATTCTTCAGAAAAAGTAGGTGAAATACATGGCAGAAGAGCTAAAGAGAACAGCTAAGAAAGTACCTCACTATAAGCACGGTAGAGAAGGTAGAAGTAGTCAAGGGGATGCTTGGATGCACCCAGAGGTGTTTGACGACAACTATGAGCGCAAAACGAATTCTGACATAAGACGTTATACAAGTTCTTTGTCGAAATCGAATCGTTTGGTTGTTGACATTAGCAAGGCAGAAGCACCGAAAACTGGTAGGACTTTGAATAGGGGAAAACTCGTGAAGCGTGCGGTACAGGTAAAAGGTAAAGATGGAAGAACCTTTACTCGTATGCAATGGGTAGACCCAAACGATGACCACCAAATACAGTCCCACCCACTACACCAAGAGCCTTCACTGGAAGGTACAAAGCCTACTTCCTCTAAAAACCCTAGTGAGATGTCTCGTGAAGAGTATGTAGACCATCATGTTCGTAAGAAGATGTCTAAAGAAGAGAAGTATGATATGCTAGACAAACATGGTATTGAATGGAAGCGAAATAACCATGAAGCTATTGACCATAAGAATGCTGTAATGGCTCTAAAACAGCATCTATTGAAGAATCCTCACCTTATTGGTGCACACAATAATAAGGAAGAAAAGGATATTGAGAAGCCATTGACAGGTACAGATAATGAGAATGAGTTCTGGAATATGTGGGATAAGGCTGACAGAGAGGGTTCATATGAGCTTATGCGTAAGCTAGGTATCATTGATAAGGATGAGAAAGACCCTAGATTCGACCCTAATGTAAAGGAAAACATGAAGCCTATTAAGCACTTACTGAACGTTACTCGTTTGAAGAAGTATCTAAAGGAAAATAGACACATCATGACTAACCCTGAGTACTTGCCTACTAAAGATACAAATGCAACTAAGGTTAAGAAAAAAGAGTTAGAAGATAAGAAACAAGGTATCAAGCCATCTCCTGCACAAGCAGGTGGCAATGATGTACACACTATCTTAGCCAATATGCCAAGAGAACAGTTATATAAGCTAATGAAGGATGCTGGTATTGCTGATGAAGACCCACTTATCACAGAGGATAAGATGGCAGGAGTTAAGCACCATCTTAATATGATTAAGTTCAAGAAGCATCTAGAGAAGCACCCTGAGATACTAACTCATAATCCTGATGGTTCTCTTACTGAGGGTGAGAAGGAGCGTATTGCTTCCCTACCTGAAGAAGCTAAAGAACGTGACCGTATTAAGAGCTTTGTGTCTGATATGTCTCAAGAGGACGTAGAGGATGCACTAGACAAATACAGTGACCACGATGCAGTTAAGAACAGAACTACTTCTGACCATGAAGGTATTAACAATATGCATGCAAAAGGCGCTCTAGTAAAAGTATTCTCTGAAGATAAGGAGAGAATGAAGCCTTATCAGAAAGAAGTAGATGCTGATAGACTGATGAAGATGCGTATTGGTAATAAGGTTATGGGTAAATTCTTACGTCATGCTTTTGGCTTCAAGGGTATGGGAGACCTAAAAAGACCTGAAGATGATGAGTTCCGTACTACAGAGTGGCAATGGCATGGTAACGGTGGTAGTGGCTCTGCTATGATGGAGAAGAATGATAATGGAGAAGCAGTACTAACCGTTATCGACTATGGGGAAGATGGTCAAGGGTGGAACGAATCTCAAGTCCCTCTACAACAGGTTAAGGACTTTGTAGACGATTTGAGAAAAGGGAATGAACAGAAGAAGAAGGTTGAGGCGAAGGAGGTTCCCCTACAGAAGAAGCCAGCAGACCAGATAGAAAAAGCCCTAAACGAGAATTTCGAAAAGAACTACACTCCAGAGGTCGGGGAGGTCATGCAGTCCCACTTCACTAAGCTATGGAACAATGCAAACCGTTCAGGTAAGATTAGTGACATAGTGAAGAAGTCTATGAATATGACTAAGGGTACTATGAGAAGCCTACTTAAAGAGTGGAATGTTCCGGTATCTCCTACAGGGGATATTATCAAGACTAATGACCCTAACTTTAAGGCTGTGGTATTCAAGGATGAGATTCAGGATAAGAAGTCTAAGAGTGCTATGGATTACCTTAAAGCAGCAGACATAGGAGTAGACCGTAAAGCTACACCAGATGCTCCCTATGACCCTTATGTACTACACGAATCAGCTAAGAACTGGACAGAAGGAGAGAAAGCACAAGCACGTAAGGAGCTATTACAGAATGCTATTCATGTTAAGACTGGTATTACACATGAAGACCATGACAAGCGTATAGCCAAACTTACAGACCATCTCCATTCATCTACAACTCATATACCGTTTGACTTAATGAGTCACCTGTTAGCCAACGGTATGAAGGTTAAGTTCTCTGATGTAGATGCACATGGTAATGCTCATACAGGGGCTAACTACAATGGTAAGGACAACGCCATTTACCTAGATTCTCAGTACTACCATGATAAGTCTGTATTCAAAGACCACCCACATGACCACATACCAGAGAAGACAGAACATCCTACTATTAAGGGTGCTAAGTATGGACACTGGAGTATAGGGGAGAACATGGTGCATGAATCTGCCCACGCCATTGACAGATTCCTAAGTGGTGGAGACTCCTATCTAAACTGGGATAAAGGACACGGTACTACTTATGCTAGTGACCATTTAAATACTGTTCCTGAACATTATAAGAAGAAAGTTGAACAGTCTAACCCTGATAAGGAGATTAGATACAGCAAGGAAGGAAAGTATTTTTATGTTTTAGATGAGTGGATGTCCAACTATGAAGGGCGTGTATATGGAGAGTATCAGAAGCTCAACCCTGATTATGTACACTCTGACAACGATACAGGTAAGATGTACGATAAGAAGTTCCAAGGCGTTGAGGGTATGCATGGTACTGAACACTGGGCTGAATCAGTAGCAGGTTATGGTAACGCTATCCACTCTTACCAACGTTGGAAGGATATGAATCCAGGTAAGAAAGATACCTCTATGGATGACTGGGCTGAACAAATGCATAAGCAATACTCACAAAAAGGCTTTGGTACTGCTAACAGTGAAGGTCAAAACTATAAGGTTGGTACAAGCACTAGACCAATGGAATCTTATGGTTGGCAATACCACACAATGAAGCAACACTATCCAGAGCTATTTGGTGCAATGCAGTCCATCTTTAATAGACCTGACTTCTTAGGACAGAAGGGACAGAGCCGAACAGAGTCAATTCAACATGGAACTTCAGCTAAAAAATCTCTAGGCTTATTCGTTGATTTGGGAGGGAGCAAGGCATGAAGGTAGTTATTCACAAAGACGGAAAATTGGGTACGGTAAAATATAGCAAAGATGGTCAAGCTATGGTGAGCCACCCTGATGCTAAAGTTAGGAAGGCTGTAAAAGACTACTTAGACACTGAACGAGAGTTTACAGTAGCAAACCCTAATACAGACCCTGATGTTGTTGGTTCTAGGAGGAAGCTTTATGCTTCCCCTAAAGCCAATGAAGATACAATGTCTATGGCTTTGTGTGAGATGTTTCACCATACTGGAGTACACGTGGACTGGTCTGGGCAGATGTCTAAGGATTTCCTAGGACAGAAGGACAAGAACAGTAAAGCAGACAAGCCTATTGAGAAATCAATAGTAGACGATTTCAATATTATAAATTAGGAGGATTATCATGAATGATGACACTTTGCTAGTAATATCCCCTAAGCTTATGGACATTCAGAAAGGTAAGAGTGACCGTAATGGACTAGTACAACAGATACTTACTTATGTACGAGATGGCAGAACTATAACTCGTAAACAGTGGGTACGTAGTGAGTTTGCAGACCACGCTAAGAAGAATGAGGAAGAAAAGAAAGATGTACTATTACGTGAGCAGGAAAGAGAAAGACGTAAGGAAGCTAAGAAGAATCAGGAACAAGCTGAGAAAGTAGCTACCCAAGATAAACGTGCACGTAAGAAGAAGGTAAAAGAGAAAGAGAAAATGGAAGGTCATTCTGAGGGTACTAAGCATGTTATTCATGTAGGGGAGTACGCTAAGAAACTACAGGAACAGAAGAAAAAGCGTATGCAGGATGAAAAGGATAAGAAGAGTAAGCAACAAGGCGATAAGAAGAAGGATAACAAGAAGAAGGATAAGCATGGCTCATTTGGACAGGCTAAGCAGACCAGAGAAGATAATAAGGCAAGTGACAATATGTCTCTTGGTAAGTAGCGTACACGTAAGTGTATGCTATTTTTATTTTCTTTCTGAATTTTATTCTAAGAGAATAATGTGTATACCCCTTTTAATTTATGGTAGGAGGTGCTAGTAATGGGGCTTTGGAGCGCACTAGGTAATTTACTAAGCGTAAATATACCTGAATACTCTGACTCTTCTGTGGACTTATCAAAGTCTATGAGTCAGCAAGAAGACATAATGAAATCTGAAAGAGCACGTGACCCTAAGTTTATCATAGAAGATCCATTATCGTTAGTAACCCAGCTAGGGTTCAAGGATAAGCCATCATCATTAACATTCGATACATTGAAGAAGATGGCAGTACGAAATTCAGTGGTTGCTTCTATTATTACAACACGGGTTAACCAAGTGGCTAGTTTTTCCCAACCAGCCAGACTTACTAAAGATGGGGTAGGGTTTGAGATAACTCTACGTGACCCTAAGGCAACGCCCACAGATGAAGAGATGAGTATGATTCTATCCTTAGAGTCATTCTTAGAAAACTGTGGTTTCTCGTATGACCCTAGTAGAGATAACTTTGATACACTGTTACGTAAGCTGACTAGGGACTCCCTAACTTATGACCAACTTAACTTTGAGGTAGTACCTGACAGACGAGGACTACCAGCAGAGGTATATGCAGTAGATGCTTCTACTATTAGGGCAGCAGAGATGGATGACCCTACACCAGAGACAGGAGTTACATTTGCTGACTTTAAAGGTAATAGCCAGTCTACTAAGTTTGTACAGATAATGAATGGCTCTATCATAGCTGAGTTTACAGGGTTGGAACTAGCATTTGCTGTACGTAATCCTAGAACTGATATCAATGTTCAGCCATATGGTCATTCTGAACTAGAGATTCTTATACACCAAATAACTGCACATCTATGGGCAGAAGAGTATAACTCTAAGTACTTCTCTCAAGGGGGTACTACAAAAGGTATCTTGAATATCAAAGGTCAGAATATCAGTAAGGAACAGTTAGACGCTTTCCGCAGACAGTGGACTGCCCAAATTGCTGGTATGACTGGTGCATGGAAGACTCCTGTAGTATCTGTTGATGGATTAGAATACGTTAACGTATCTCAATCTAACAGAGAGATGGAGTACGAGATGTGGATGAACTACCTTATCAACATCTGTTGTGCAGTATATCAAATTGACCCTGCTGAGATAAACTTCCCTAACCGTGGTGGTGCAGGTGGCTCTGGTGGAGGATTAGGTGAGGGTGGTATTGAAGACCGCCTTAAAAACTCTAAGGATAAGGGATTAAGACCAATGTTAAGCTTTATAGCTAACGTAATTAATCGCTATATTATCCGTAGATTCTCTAATAAGTTTATATTCAACTTTGTAGGGCTTGATAAAGAGTCTGAGAAATCTAGACTTGAGGTACAGGACAAACAGGTACGCTCATTCAAGACTATCAACGAGTTACGTAAACAACGTGGTATGAAACCTATTGAAAATGGTGATGTTATCCTAGACCCAACGTTTATAAACTACGTAATGCAAAAGGAAATGGCACAAGAGGCAGAGCAACAAGGTGACCCTAATGACCCTAACGCAGGAGCAGGAGAAGAGCCACCAGAGGAGCAAAGTCCAGAGGAGATACAGCAGGCACAAGAGGATGACCAAATACATCAGTCTATAGACCAACAGTATACTCAACAATAGTATATGTGTTATAAGGTCTATAACTGATTTTATACTTTAGATACAAGGGGGTGAAGAGATGGCAGATTTATTTAAGTTTAGCGTAAATGCAGATGCTGATATACAGAAGTCTTCAGAAGAGGGCAAACGCATTATCAGAGGTTATGCTTCTACTGAAGATGAGGATAGACAGGGTGAGTCTATGGTTCAAAAGGGCTTAGACATATCCGACTTCCTAAATCATGGCTATTTCAACTATGACCATGACAACAGTATAATCATGGGTTACCCTTATCCAACATGTAGAGTGGATGACAGAGGATTATACGTTGAGGGTGAGTTATTCAAGGGAATACCGCAGGCAGATAGACTTTGGGAGTTAGCTATAGCTCTTAAGAAGTCTAATGCTCCTAGGAAAGTAGGTTTCTCTGTTGAGGGTAAGGTTTTAGAGCGTGATGGAAGTCGTATCCTAAAGGCTAAAATTTATAATGTAGCAATTACAACCAACCCAGTTAATACCCATACCTCATGGGAAGCGGTTGTTAAGTCCTTCAATGCACCATCTCATATGCATATAGATGAGGTAGAGAAAGCCTTATCCGCAGGTTATGAAACTAACCCAGAGGATATGGAAGGTGGAGAAACGTTTCGTAAGGAAAGCCTAGACAAGGACTTAAAGAACTTGTCGTATGTGATAGATAATGATGAGAAGAAGAAAATTCTTAAAGAGAAACTTGCTAAGAAGTCATTAACTACACGAGAAACAATTGTATACTTACAGTTAACTAAAGGCTACTCTAGAGCAGAAGCCGAGGACTTCATTAATAAGGCTATAAACTAAGGAGGTATATAGAATGGCTAACGTAAACAAGTTAGATGAGTCTATCAACAAGTCATTAGACGAGTTAGTGGCAATGGGCGAGGCAGTAAAGAAAAGTACTGCTGAGAGTGAAGAATCATTATCTAAAGGTTTGGATAATGAAGATGTAGCACCTGAAGAGGTATCTGAAGACGCTCCTGAACAAGGTAATGAAGAAGCACCTGAAGAAGGCGCACCAGAGGGTGGCGATGAGCCACAAGAAGACGGTGACGTAGATGCTGATACAGAAGCTGAAGAAGATGCTAACGAAGATGAGCCTGTAGAGAAATCATTAGAAGACACATTAAAATCTAATGATGGAGTTCGTAAGGCACTAGAAGTTAGTGAATTCTTAGATGAGTTAGTTAAAGGCTTATCAACAGTATTGACTGGTCACTCTGATGAGTTACAGAAGTCTATTGATAGCACTAACAAGTCTAATGAAATCATCGCTAAGTCTATGATTGGTATTGTTAAATCTCACCAAACAATCTTAGACAGCCAGAACACTTTATCTAAGTCTATTAATGACCTAGCACAACGCATGATGAAAGTAGAAACTACTCCAGTAGTGCGTAAGTCAGTGCCATCTGCACAGACGAAAGTTATACAAAAGTCATTTGAAGCTTCTAATGGGGATGCTCCTAAGCAAGAAGAGGGTATTTCTAAGTCAATGGCTATTGGTAAATTAATGAGTGCAGTACAAGGTGGTCAAGGCGACTTGTCTATGGATGTACTAGCGTTAGAGTCAGGTGCTAATATTAGTGACCTATCAGCTAACGCTAAATTACTATTAGGTTCTAACAATTAATCGGAGGTGCAAAGCACATGTTTCCTAACTTAGAAAACCAAGGCGGTCAAGGTTTCGGTACAGCAACACAGGCAGATGTGGATGCTCTTAATAAAGCCCTATCAGCAGGTCATGAGGTCAACCCTCTTGAGCTACAAGGCGGTGGAGCGTTCCGAGTTGAGTCACTTGAGAATAGCTTAAAAGTTCTTACTTATGGTGACCAACATATTAAATTCTGGAAGAAGATTCCTAAACAGACTGCATACTCTACTGTAGAGCAATACGGTCAGTTACTAGACTACGGACGTAACCAAGGAGCGTTCGTGGGTGAGGGTATGTTACCAGATACTAACGACTCTACTTACGCACGTAAGGCAGCATTCGTTAAGTTCTTAGGTACTACTCGTGAAGTTACACATCCAATGACATTAGTAAATAGTGCATTTGGTAACGTTGTAGCTCGACAAAACCAAGACGGTATCCTTTGGATGCTTAAACAGGTTGAGCAATCTTTATTCTGGGGTAACTCTAAGTTAAAGCCAGGTGGAGAAGAAGGTCGTGAGTGGGATGGTTTAGTTAACCTTATCGATAAGGAAAACACTATCGACTTAAAAGGTAACTACTTAGAAGAGCACCACATGAACTGGGGCGCTCAAATGATCATCCAGAACTACGGTACTCCAACTGATATGTTCTTACCATTCGAAGTTATGGCACAGTTCTCTCAAGAGTTCTTCCCTAAAGAGCGTGTGTTAATGCCAACACAACAAGGCTACCAAGCTGGTGTGGTTGTTAACAAATTCATGACTCACGGTGGAGAAGTAGAGTTCAGCCCTGATATCTTCTTAACAAAAACTAAGCCTATGAGCATGAACGCTTCTAGCTATAAAGCTCCAGCTACTGGTACTTTAGCAGCAGTTATTGATGCTTCAGGTACTACTGGTGACTTTGCTAAACAAGGCGGAGGTACTTACAAGTATGCTATTACATTAAACAACGACCACGGTGAGTCTATCCCATCTAACGTTGTATCTGTAACACTTACTGGTGCAGACCTTGCTAAAGGTGTTAAGTTAACTATCACTAACCCTGCTTCTACTGCATTCCCAGTTGATTACATCCGTGTATATCGTTCTGAGAAAGATGGCAACCAATTATATGAGGTTGACAAATTTGCAGTAACGTCTCAAGGTAGTGCAGCGACTACTGTTCGCACTGATAACGGTGAAACAATCGCTAACACGTACACTTCATTTATGGGTGAGATGTCTTCAGAGATTATCGGCTTTAAACAGCTAGCTCCTATGATGAAGATGGATTTAGCTACGCTTGGTCCAGTTATCCGTTGGATGATTTTAATGTACGGTGTACCTGTACTTTATGCTCCGAAGAAATGGATGAAGTATACTAATATTAAAGCTGACGTACCAGGCTTTATTGGTGCTTAATATAAATAGATGATCCTATAGGAGGGAGTGGACTTAGTTCACTCCCTTTTATCATGCCCTACGATACATTGATTATATTATTATAAACTATTAGGAGGTATTTGCTATGCCAAAAGTACAAAACATTATGTTAAAGGGTCAAGAGGCAGTACTATCTACAGAAACAGTGGTATTCGATGAACATGGTATTGGAGAGATTAAGTCAGAGGAAGTATTTAACGGTGTCCTTGAGTTAAAGAACTTCTTCGCAGTAGAGGAAGCTAAGGAAGAGATTAAGGAAGAAATTAAAGAAGAGCCTAAGGAAGTAGAGAAAGAAGAGGAAAAGCCTAAGGCAAAGACGGCTTCTAAAACTACTGCTAAGAAATAATAGGAGGGGTAATCATGGATTTATATGTCAATTATGAAGACATTAATGCCCAGTTCCTAGTAGAGAACTACCTGTTTGGGGTTCCATTAGAAGACTTATATGGTAACAAGATGGGTGAGGGCTTGCTAGACCATTATATCAAGTCTGCAATACTCTATACACAACGTATGTTACAAGTCATCATTGAGCCACAAGAGATAGAGGATGAAGTGCATGATTACTACCAAAATGACTTCATGAGCTGGGGATTCTTGCAGTTACACAAGAGACCTCTAGTAGAAGTACACAAACTACAAATGAACTTTGGTAGCTACAATGCAGCGGAAATACCTAAGGATTGGATACGACAATATGATATACCTGGACAAATACAGCTATTCCCTACACAGGGAAGTGCAGGCAGTATGATTATAGCACAGAATGGTTCATTCCTACCCCTAGCTCTAGGACAATACTCTAGTGCTCCTGGTATCTGGAGAGTTAGCTATAAAGCTGGTATGGAAAGAATTCCTCATGACTTAGTAGAATACATTATGAAGCGTGCTTCTATTGGTATCCTTCAAGTATGGGGTGACTTAATCATCGGTGCTGGTATTGCCAACCAGACCATCAGTATTGACGGTCTATCTCAATCCATTGGTACTACACAGTCTCCAGAGTTCTCTGGTGCTGGTGCTCGTATTAAGAACTATTCAGATGACATGAAAGACCTAGAGAAACGCCTAAAAGATACTTATTTAGGTATTAGTATGGGTCTTCTATAGGAGGTAAGTAGGATGACACAACCGTATAACTACAACCTCCCTACTGGTAACCAAGTTCGGGCTGACTTAAAGCCCGAACTATTTGATTCTGCTATACTACAAAAAGGTTACACTGTCATATGGGAACAAGGCATGTTCTGTCCTTGTATTGATATGAGGTCTGGTCAACCTGACTACGCTTGCCCTGAATGTGGGGGTAAAGGTTACGCTTACTTTGGTGCAAAGGAAACTAAAGCATTGGTAACCAGTATCAGTGGTAATAAAGACCAAGACCACATAGGTCTCAATGAACAGGGTTCAGCTTACCTTACTCCTTTAAGTACAGATATGGTAGGGTTTAGGGATAAATTCACTTTTGTAGACTTTGATATTAAATTCTCTGAAGTGATAGCTAGAAGTGAGACTGCACTTGATAGACTGGATTATCAGGCTCTAAAAGTAATCATGGTCAAGTCCTTACACAAGGAGTTCACAGAAGGCTTTGATTACCTAGTGACTAACGATGGTAAGGATATCGAGTGGATCAATCCTTCAGCATTACAGCCTAAAGAAAGATACTCAATCCTTTATACTACTAAGCCAGTGTATATTGCTATCGGTCCAATACATGACCTTAGGGGCACTTACACGATGGCTAAAGGTGGAGGGGTGGAGAGCTTTGTTAGACTTCCTTCACAATTCCATATCAAGAGGGAGGATTTACTAGATGAGACTTTCAGTGCAGGTTGATATGGCTAGTCTAGAAGCCCTCGTAAAGGATACGAAACGTGGAGTAGAATGGGGTAACGGAGAAGACCAATTCTATATACAGAATCCACAGTTTAAACAGGAGGAGAAAGAGGTATCTAGACCAGTAATGAAAGCTAAGGTTGAAGATGCTACTCCTAAGAAAGTTAAACTTAAATGGGGGAGGTTATAGACTTGATTCCGTTAATCGAGGATTATATCATTGAAAACATAGAAAACAAGTTAGACCTGCTTAAAAAGAATCCTTCCGCTATCAGTCGAATTGTGAAGCTAGATAAGGCAAGGCTGGATATGATAAGCAAATATCTAACTAAGAAAGAAATTCTTCTAAAGAAAGGCTACCCTAGAACACCTGCTGAATTACCTTGTATAGCTATCATGCTATCCACAGAGGATGAGACAGAAGAGGGTTTAGGAGACATGGGGTACAGTGGAGATGACCAATCCTTCCTTACTGTGGGGTTACCTGTTAAATACGGAACAATAGGATGGGAGATTCAACTGACTAAGCCGAATGTACAAAAGGTTCACAGTATACGTCATAATGATACTGGGATGACTATCGAACAGTATGATGTTGACTATGCAAAGTCTAAAATTATTATTCATGATGAGGGCTTTGTAGAAGAAGGTGACATCTTTACTATTGAGTTTAGCTACACTAGTGGTGCACAAGAGACAGTACGAACGATGTTTGAAGCTGAGTATAGGATAGAAGTCTGGACAGAGAATGGAGACTTGACCGTAGACTTATACCACTTAGTTAAGTGGGCAATGTTATCAGGCAGGGACTTCCTCATAGATGAGAAAGACATCTACAGACAAAAGCTATCAGGTGGAGATTTTGAACCAGTACGTAGCTTTGAACCAGCGTTTGTATACAGAAGAGCATTAACCTTCTGGTGTCAATTTAGTGTAGACCCTATCAAAGATATACTCGATGATGACCTTCATGTAGTTACAGAAGTCCATGTGAATCAAGAGTATTATAATAGGGAGGATTCCTAATGGCTACTAAAAAGGAAGATACAAAAGTAGTACCTGTCGAGGAGATTCCTAGCTCTCGTATTCATTTCCGTGAGTTCATTCAGTTGCACACAAACCTAGACGCTGTAACAAGCGCAGGATTTAAGTCTACTTGTGGCTCTACGGAATGGATGTATTTAGAAGAGTGGCAGGAATGTTTAGACAAGTACAAATCAATATAAGAGAGGTGTTTTAAATGGCTTACGAAAACTCTGGTATTACGTTTAACGGACGTAGAATTATCCATCCAGGTGCTTATGATCGCATAGACACTAGTGCTATGACAGCCTCTACTCCTGGTAGCTTAAATAGACCTATCTTAATAGGTACTGCTGATGCTGGTGAAGCAGGTAAGGTAATGTGGTGGACAGACCCAAGTAAGGCTAGAGCATACTTTAAGAGTGGTGACCTACCTACTGCGGTTGAACTAGCGTTCTCTCCTCTACCAGAAGGTGGTGGCGGTGCATCTATCGTTGGTACGTTACTAGTTAACCCAACAGTTGCAGCTACTAAAGATGTAGGTGGAGGTAAGTGGACTGCTAAGGAGTTCGGTGCTATAGGTAACGAAATCCAAGTTAAGATGGAAGATGGTACTCTTGCAGGTACAAAGAAAGTTTCTGTATACCGCTTTAGTACTAATGACGTTGAATCTTGGGATAACATCGGTGCTATCTTAGAAGTAAACTATACAGGGTCTAAGGCTTATGCTGAGATTGCTGTAGCTTCTGGTGTTGTGACTACTAAGACTGGTGCTGATTCAGCTACAGCTACTGTAGACTTAACTGTTGATGGTAAGCTTCCACAGTACAGCACAGTAGATGCTTTAGTATCTTACATCAATAGCATGTCTGGATACTCTGCTCGTATCATCAATATGGCTGATGCGAAAATGCCTGTAACTGCTTTAGATACAGTGACAGCAGTAGCTATCAAGAATGCTCCTAAAACGTTACTGTCTGCTAAGATAGGTATTGAGACACGTGTAAACGTATCATCCCTATTGGTGAATGTGTCTATCACGGGTACTCCAGCAAACTTCCCTTGGACGTACTTAGCAGGAGGACAAAAAGGTACTACACCTGCTTCATGGTCACCTCACTTTAGTACACTACGTAAGGAGTTCTTCGACTTACTTTGTGTCCTATCCTCTGAGAGTGCTATCCATGCAGAGGCAGCAGCACACGTGCAAGTAATGGAAACACGTAGACAGAAGCAGTACTTATTCTTCGGTGGTGCAGGGGATGACCCACAAGCTCCAGAGGATAAGACTAAAGCTAAACAACGTGCATCTGCAATGAACTACCGTAGAGCGGTACTTTGCTACCCAGCAATTTACCACCCAATCGTAGAGAGTGGTAAGAAATTGTTACCAGGATATATGACTGCTGCTATGGTGTGTGGACGTGTAGCTGGAGTACCAACTTCAGAGCCTATCACGTTCGACTTCTTCAATATATCTGGTTTAGGGGTAGACTTGGTAGCAGGTGACCCAGATATTGATGAATTAATCGCTTCAGGTGTATGTGTAATGGAACGAGTTCAGAATGGTGGAATTCGCCTAGCACAAGGTGTAACAACGTATCTTGGACCAGTACGTACACCTAACGTAGAGATCAGTACAGGACGTACAGCAGATGAAGTTTCTGACCGTGTTACAAATAGATTAGAAGACACATTTGTAGGCTCTAGCTCTGCAATTGCTACTAATTCTTCTGTAACTACAGAAGCTACTAACGTCTTAGACGAATGTACACGTGAGAAGTTAATTCTTGGATACCGTAACATTCGAGTACGATTCGAAGGTACTGCTGTATATGTTGATTATGAAGCTGCTATCACAGAGCCAATCAACTTTATCCTAGTTACATCTCACTTTGTTCCATCTAGTACGTTTAATAACCTAGTAGAGGGACAACAAATCTAAGGAGGTGACTACCTATGGGAATGGTAGATAAACAGACGGTACACGCTGGTCATACCATAAACATCCGTATCAGGGGTGAAATCGTTGGTAGGATTCAGGGCTTAGACGGTGAGCGTGATTTCGGTACAGAAGGTGTATACGAAATCGGTTCAATGATGCCACAAGAACACGTACACAATAAGTATACTGGTTCTGTAACATGTGAGCGATTCTTCGTACGTAAGAAAGACCTTGCACGTATCGGAATGGCTTCTGTGGGTGAAGAGGTACTGAAGAAAGATGTTATCACTATCGAGGTAGTAGATAAGTACACTAAAGAGATTGTTCGTTCTTACCACGGATGCTCTATTGGTAACTATCGTGAGAACTTCCGAGTTAATGCTATCGCAGGTGAAAACGCTAGCTTCCAATACCTATATGCAAGCTAATAATACCAACAATAGTGGGAGCAGGAGTATAACTTACATACTCCTGCTCCTATTTTTATTATGAATTAAAACTCAAGGAGGTATTACTATGTCAGAGAATATTAAAACTGTTACACTTAACACGTTACAGGACATTAACCAAGGGGATGCACGTACTCATACTTTTAAAGCAGACTTCACAGATGTAGACCCAGAATTCGTAGGTATGTTCACAGTACATCACCCTAATATGATGGATGAGTTAGCTATTGGACGTCTATATGCAAGCTTAAAAGGTGGGTTGGAAGTAGACCAGTTCACAGACAATATCGCTACAGTTGTCTCTACACTAGATGTAGTGTTAGATAAGAAACCTGAATGGTTCCACGTTGGTAACTCAAAGGTAGACTATCCTATGTGGGAAGTTATCTACTTAGAGTACAGAAACTGGGTGGAATCCTTTCGTAAGCCAGATAAAAAAGATAACAATGAAGGAGATAGCAAAGACAAGCCAAGCGAGGTTCGAGTGGTGGGTACAGACCAAGTTTAATGTTCTGTCTACAGACCCTAGATATAAAGCCTTGACAACCGAGCAATTTGACCTTATGTATCATCACTACCTTCTAGATAACCCAGAGGAAGAGGATGTAGTTAAGGCTGCTAATGACCCTGACTATAAGGAAGATGAGCCTGAACACTATGAAGACCCAGACTTCAAACATGCATGGGATAACATGGATGATGACGAGGTTGTACAGGATACTACAGGTAAGAAAGAAGAGGACGAATTTGAGGAGGTGTAGTAGATGGCTAGAAATCGGACAGATGCTGATATTAAGTTTAGGGCTGATACTACAGATGCCCTCTCTGACATAAAGCAACTGGAAAGCAAGGTAGCCAAGCTAAAGGACTTAGCTAACCAGGGTGAGCACTCTCAGGGAGGGCTACTCTCCTACAGACAAGTCTCTATGTACAGAAAAATCCTAGGTGAAACTGAACAACTCTATGATAAGCACTATAAACGCTTGGAACGTATGGAAGCGGATTATGGACGTAAGGTAGAGGAAAATCAGAAGAAGATTAAGAAGTATCAGGAACAACTTAGGAATGCTCAAGGGGGCAATAAGTGGGGCGATGTAGCAAGCCCTAGGGTACAGCAGTTCTATCAGTCTAGGCTAGACCAAGCTACTGCTGATAGGGACAAAATTAAATCTGGTTCTAATGAAGCTGAAATGCAACGCCTACGTTCAGTTATAGACCAGATGAATCCCTCTATACAACAACGTAATGATAACCGTGACCGTATAGATAGAATGCATGAACGTGACCCTGTAACCGAGCGTATGCTCTACGGGGTTACCTCTGCTGTACAGTCAGCAGGTATTATTGCTAGTATAGGTCAGATGTTCAATTATGGTAACCGATACGCTGATATACTGAGACCACAGGAACTACAGGCTTCTCAAATGGGGCAGAAAATTGGCTACGGTGAAGGTGGCAATGATGAAACCCTCCGTGAGAGAGCAGTAAATGTAGGCTTAAAGAATCAGTATAAAACAGGGGAAACTCTACAAACACAGTCCATATTGGCTGCTGGTGGTAGGACTAATCTAGACAAGCTAGATGCAGATACTGAATCAGCACAATCATTTGGACGTAATACGGGTACTAACCCTGACCAACTTGCTAATATGGGTAGTATGCTCCAACGTATGGGGGCTATGGATGAGGGGCAAATGAAACGCTTATCAGACTTGATAGGTGGTGCTGTAGCTAAAACCAAGATGAGTGGTCGAGAAGAGGAAATGATGAGAGCGACTACTTCTCTAGCACAATCAGTGAGTAGAGGGCTACCAGAATTTAAGGATGACCAGTTCAAGAACATGTTATCTGCACAAGTCATGTTAGGTCAGCTATCTCCAGAGCTTAAAGGTGAGCGTGGCTCTAAGTTACTAGGAACTATGGATGCAGGTTTCAAGGAAGGTAACCATACCTTAGACGTATTAATGCGTAATGGTAACTCTGATTTCTTAGGAGTAGAGGGTACTTGGAAAATGAAACTGCAACAAGAAGAGGGTATATCAAACCCTAAAAACATCACTGACCTAGTAAAAGGCTTGAAAGCTACCTATGGTAAGGATGTATTGAAGACCAGTCAAGGTCAGGCAGTAGCAGGTATGTCCCTATCCCAAGGTCTTGGAGTATCTAAGAAAGAGAGTCAGAAACTTATTGAATCTGGCTTCCTAGAGAAGATGGAGCAAGGGAAAATGCCTACTTCTAAGGAACTTGAAGATGCAGGTATGAAAGACTTAGCGAAAAAGGCAAAAGCATGGGATAACGCTGAATCTAAGAACTGGACAGGGAATGAAGCAGGGTATGAGCGAACTGGTACTGAAACTGGAGGTAATATCTGGTCAGGTATCTCTAGCTATGCTGGGCAGGCATTTAACTCTCTTAATCCATGGGTAGCATTCGGTGGCATGTCTGCTATGGCTCTAGGTGGAACCTACATGATGGGTAAGTATGGTAGACCAGGTCTATCTAGGGGCTTGACTAATCTACTAAGACCTGACATAGGTCAGCAACGTGGAGCACCAGGTACCTCTCCTAGAGGTAACTTCTTAGGCAATGTTAGGAATACTGCTGGTAACCTTTGGAACTCTACTAAGTCTGGTGCAGGCTCTTTATGGAACTCTGCTAAGAGTGGTGGCTCTAAGGCTTGGAACTGGGGTAAAGGTCTCTTTAAAGGCGGTGGTGGAGGAGGTACTCCTCCTAGTGGTGGCGCTCCTGCTGGTGGTGGCTTCTGGAATGGAGCAAAGAGCCTAGGAGGAAAGGTACTCGGTCCACTAGCTACTGTAGGTAGTATGACATGGGCTGCTGACTTAGGGGATGACGCAGGGGACTGGTTATTCGGACACGACAAAGGACAGCTAAAGCCTAAGCCTATGCTAGATCCATTTGGTAAGGATGAGTACTACAAAGAGGAAAAACGTAATGCCTTTGTACGTGGATGGAATTGGCTAACTGGTGATGAGGAAGAAGATAAGAAGAAGGAAGAGGCTAAGAAAAAAGAGGTTAAAAAGAAAGAAGCCGAACCTCTACCTAAAACTGAAAAAGACACTGCCAAGCCAATACCAGAAGCTAAGAAGGATGAGGGAACCGATAGCACTAAGAAAGAGCTAGAGGTGGACAGTATTAAAGTCAAGGATAAGTCTGTACAGGAATACCTAACTAAGGAGAAGGATGGAGTTAAATCTACTCCTGGCTCTAAAGCATCCTCTAAAGAGGACGTAGACACTAACATCAAGTTAGTTAAAATAGAGCACACTGTTAGGGTTGAATGGACAGGCAACAACTTATCTCCAGACAATGAATACAAGGTTTCAGGTAGTATCTCTAACTACTTCTCTACTGCAACTGATATCCTCATGGGTAAAGGTGGTAATGGAGGGGCAACTGCATTTGGAGGTATGAATCTATCCAGAGACCAGAGCCGAGAATAGGGAGGTTATATCATGGTAGTTCAACGATATAAACCTAATGCCGAGGTCACTTTCTTTACTGAAGAGGGTCAGCTAGTAGCAAGAGGTGTAGCTGACCCTAATAGTAAGGTAGACAATGACATTGTGGCGGTCTACACTAATAGAGATATAGGGGAAGATGCTCCTGTATTCAATATAACCCTCACTAACCGAAAGCCTTGGCATAGGTGGATTACTGCAAATGATATGTTAATTATCAAAATGTGCAGACCACCTGAAGCCTTGGCTGAAGTTATGTTTGGACTAGTAGATTTTGCAGGCAAGACTGTAGACGCTAACAACGATGCACCGTCTCGTACTATCTCAGTAAAGGGCAGAGGGTTTGCTAAAGCATTCATACAGTTTGATATTGGTATCGTGCCTGAAGCACAGTTCAATATCGAAAAACTAGGTTGGGTTCAGACTCTTGGTATTACACTAGACCAAGCAACCCCAGACCAGCTAGCAAAAGCAGCATACGATAAGATAGCCAAGCCTTTCATAAACTACAAGTGGAAAGGCTCTAAAGCTTTATTCGACATACTGAAAACTAAGTTTAGTGCAAGAAAAGATATGAAATTACTAGACACGTCTGGTTTAATGGCATGGCAAGGCAGTTTGCTAGGTATGTACAATGCTATAGCAGAAAAGCCTTTCCATGAGATATTCTACGAGGTAGAGAATGGCTCCCCTACTATGGTCATTAGAGAGACTCCTTTCAATAAGGACAAGTGGGATAAGTTGCCTTCTGTAGAAATTGGAGACCAAGACGTAGTGACGGACGATACAGGCAGAGGAGACCTAGAGACTTACACAATGTTCTCTGTAAGTGCCAAGACGTTAATGGCTCCAGATGATATGTTTAAGACCTTTGGGGTTCGTCCATACTGGTATCCACCCTATAAGAATAAATATGGCATCAGACGCTTGACAGTAGAGACTTCTTACCTAGCGGTAAATGGTACTCCTACTGGAGGGGGAACGGGTGCAGGCGGTACAGGTGTAGGTGCTGGTGGTACTACTGGTGCTCCACTTAATCCTGACCCTCCAGGTGTAGGCGGTAATACTGGAGGTAACAACGGAGGTACTGGTACTAACCCAACCAATCCAACTACTCCTACTGACCCTAGCCAACCAAATGCTGGTAACGGTAGCCAAACTACTACAAACCAAGATGGTTCTACGGGTACAACACCTGCTAATGGTAACGGTACTGGTTCTGTTGACTTGATGAAAGGTCTTATGGAAGACCTATATAATTGGAATATTCTTAATAACCATTTCTATAGCGGAAATCTCGTTGTAAAAGGCAGTAACAAATACAAGGTAGGAACAAGACTTGTATATAAATCGGTAGAAGACAATTCCACTATTGAATACTACATTAAGTCAGTTACCCAGAATTTCAATACCTTTGGTGCATGGGTTACAACTCTAGGAGTAATCCGAGGATGTGAACCATCTAAACGCTTTAGCCCACCAGTAGGCAAGTTCGAACAGTATGAAGGTCATGGCTTCTTAGGTGACAACAGTACTATTGCAGAGCAAAAAGCTAGTGGCGGTTTACCTAACCTCAATGACTTGTGGAGTCAGATATTTGGAGGTATGTTCGGTGGAGGCGGTCTGCTAGGGGGCTTAATACCTGGACTAGGTGGTGGATTAGGAGTAGGTATAGATGGTAGTGCTGCACAGAAGGTAGTAGCAGGTGCCCAGAGTATCCTACAAAATGGTATCAATGGTGTGAGAGTTCACTATACGTTCGGTGGAGGTAACCCTGCATCAGGTGCTCTAGACTGTTCATCTTTCACTCAATACGTTTACAAAACTTATGCAGGTATAGATATTGGAAGGGTTACTGGGGAACAGGTTAAGAAAGGTACTGAAGTATCTAAGCAAAATCTACAACCAGGTGACTTAGTATTCTTCAAGAATACTTACAATAGTGGATATATCTATGGGGTTTCTCACGTAGGTATTTATGTAGGTAACGGTAACTTTATTGAGAACTCTAGTTCTAAGTCAGTTACCCTAACTGCTCTAAGTAATTCCTATGCTACTGCCCACTGGCTGATGGGTAGACGTGTACTAGCAGCCTCTACTGGGGGAGGAGGTGCAGGTGGTGGTGCTGGGGGTGCAGGTAATGGTCAAGTATCTGCTGGTGCTGGTGGTACTAAGTTCATAGCGACTGTATACAGTTCACCAAACATTGACAATTACTCACCAAACACCACTACTGCTGTAGGTGCTCCTACTGTAGAAGGTGTTACTATAGCGGTTGACCCTAAAGTCATACCACTACACAGTCAAGTACAGATTACTTGTCCTTCCTATCCAGCAGTCAATGGTACCTATACTGCACAGGATACAGGTAGTGCAATCAAAGGTAACCGTATTGATATCTACTGGGAAGGTAGACCACCTAGGAATGCAGAAGCAGTTAAGAAGGCTATGAATAACTTCGGTAAGAAGGAAGTCTTTGTTAAGGTACTAAGATACGGGAAAGGGTGATTGCTATGCAATTTCAACCACATCTTGGTAGGGAATTTAAGGATAACTACAAGCCACAGGACAGACTTAACTTTATGTCCTTGGCTAAGGTTATCAAAGTCCACCATAAGCACCATACAGCAGATGTGCAGTTGATTAAAACTAATGACACCATACGTTCCAGTGAAGAATCTGAAGGTAAGTATAGTGCTAAGATACTTACTCAAGGTGCTCATTTTGATGATACAACAATAGGAACATCTGGTGTCATGTACCCTATCCAAGAAGGTCAGCTAGTAGTGGTTGCCTTCTTAGATGGAGTATACACACAACCAATTATCATTGGTAGTACTCACAATAACAAAATGGATGAATTTAATATTCTTCCTAACAGATACCCTCTAAGACCTGACAGTTCTCTAGAGGATATGAGGGAAGCACTAAAGTACCTCAATGTACACCCATCTCAATTCTACACAATGATAGATGGTATAGGTTCTGTGGAGATGTCCCACCCTTCTAAGACTTTTCTAAAGATTGACCCAGACTTATACAGTGAGATATCAGATGAGCATGGAGGGTTTGACCACCAACACTTAACAGAGCGTGACCCTATGACATATAGACCTCGTTCTGCTAAAACAGAGAATACTGCATACCCTGTTAAAATGCTCTTTAACTATAGAACTAGCTTTGAGGATACTGACACTACTTGGACTAAGTTCTTCCTTAATAGTGACGGAATGCTTAGGGTGACTAGAGATACCAACGATGAAGCCATAACTTACCAAGAGTTAGGTGCACGTGGGGAGTACAAAGTTCGTAGACAACTAGATAGCTCTAAGCATGGTGAGGGTAAAGACTTTGTAGAGCTAGTCATCGAAGAAACAGGTAGAACCATTATTAAGAGGTCTGTAGATGGCAATGAGTCTATGATAGAGATAAGCGAGCTAGGGGACATAGCACTAGAGAATTCTACAGATACCTATGTCAGAGTAACCGTTGATGGGGATATTAATTTACGAGCAGATGGAGAACTAAATATAACAACCCAGAACGGTAAAGCTTTTCCAGTATTGGTTTCTAGCGAAGAACCGCCAAACCCAAAGGACGGGTTAATTTGGTTAGACACAAGCATTCCAACGGAGGTGCCTAAGCCATGAATGCACAAAACGATGGAAAGAACAAACTTAGACGTATGGAGTTCATCTTCAATGGTCAATCCTTTAAACTAGCATTAAACCCAGAGGAATACGACCAGTCTCAACCTAGCAGGGTGGCTATTACCCAAACTAAAGGTGGGGCTTGGGTAGATGACTGGGGTGCTGGTATTGCTAATATCAGCATGAAAGGTACTACTGGTTGGAAGAATGGTACAGGAGACCCTACTAGTGGTTTCAAGAAGTTTAGAGAGTTACAAGCAATGGTAGAAGCTTACTACACTAAACTACCTCCTGGCTCTACTATACCAGCAGATAAGGAAATGATATTCCATAACTACACGGATGAACAGCACTACGTAGTAATACCTAAGGTTTTCAGACTATTTAGGTCTGTAGCTAGACCATTGCTTTATCAATACCAGCTTGAGCTAATATGTCAACGTGATGCTAGTGCTCCTGCTAGTCAAGGTAGATCCGTTGAAATACGACAGGGAAGGGTGCAGTGATGATATGTATGCTAATCCATCAGAAGACTATATCTCTGCTAATATGAATTCTAAGGCTCTTAACTACTTGTTAGACACTATGTGTAACATTAGCGCTGTATTGGGAGATACGGATGGTAAGGTAACTATAACTACAGCTACAGATATCACCAAGTCTTTAGATATAGCTGGTACTGGGGCAGTCCTGTCCAACACTGAAGTTATACAGGACGCTCCTTCTTCATACCTAATTGAAGAGTATTATACTCCAGAGGTAGCTTATGAATCCTACCTTACTTATATAGGGATGAGGTCAGGAGACCCATACTATGTGCTGGGTATAACTGATAGTAGAGAGGTAACAAGCCCTCTTCTAACTCTAACTAGAGAGCCTCATGTACCTGCTTATCTCACTATCAGAAGCCTTTACTTGGAAGCTTTCAGCCTGTACAAGAATGCTATAGAGCTAAAGACTCTAGACTCTTCACATGCAGACAAGGTCATAACCAATTGTAGGGTGCTTGCTTCATTCTTAGCTACTAAAGACAAAGTGAACTATGACCTGTTAGAGGTACTAAAGACCTTAAAGATGTCCCTGATGTTCCTTAAACACTACGCTTACTTACTGCCTGAACAGGAGGGATACTAATGAAATACCGTAAGTATTTGGTCAAGCACAGTGACACAATACAAATGATAGCCCAGAATGAGCTAGGAGACGCTGCTAAATGGACTGAACTAGCTCTTTTGAATGACTTGGCTTATCCATTCATTGATACTCTCTCTAGTAAAGGTGTAGTAGCTCCTGGGGATTATCTATTAATCCCTATGGGCGAGGGTATGGAATCTGACCCTAGCTTAGTGTATGGTCAAGACCTTTTGCTAACCACTGACAAGTTCAGTCTAACAAATGGTACGAACGGTGACCTTATAGCTCAAGATGGAGACTTTGCTATAATAGATGGAGTACAAACCCTTAAACAGGACTTATTCCACAGACTACTTACACCTCTAGGCACTCTCCCTTATCATCCAGACTATGGTAGTAACATGCCAATGTTAATAGGTACTGTCAGAACAGATGAGTGGCGAGTTAAGATGAGTATAGAGGTAGCAAGGACATTCAAGAGCGATGCTAGAGTACTAGATGTTGCCAACATTAAAGTAGAGCCTATTGACAATGGTGTTATCATTGAATGCGACATCATCACAGATGTAGGGGAAACTAGAATACATGGCATTATATAGGAGGTGTGACAGATGAAAATAAAGACTATGAAAGAGATAGTGTCTGACATGGCAGGTTATATGGTAACTGCTGGTAGTAAGATTACTAACTTCAATCCAGGGTCTATAGTGAGAACTCTATTTGAAGCATTGGCTACAGAGATAGAGCAACTATACTTCAAAATGAAAAGGGGTCATGCTGAAGCTATAGAAGGCTCTCTGTATACTAGCTTTGGTTTCAGTAAGACACCTGCTGTTAAAGCTACTGGTTTGTTAACTCTAGAGTTTAAAGCGCCTTTAAGCCTAGTATTTACAATCAGTAAAGGACACACATTCTACACAGTTCCAGTAAAGGGAAAGGTTATCTACTTTGAGTGTCTAGAGGATAAGACTGTTCCTATAGGTGAAACCTCTGTAGATGTCAAAGTTCAGTGTACAGAAGCAGGGGAGGTTGGTAACGTACCACCTCTATCTATCCGTAGTGTAATGTCTCCATTGCCAATGGTAGAGCGTATGTACAACCTATCACCTTTCCATACAGGCTTACCTGAAGAGACTACTGAACAACGTAAGAAGCGCTTCAGTAACTTCATTGGTACTTTACAAAGGGGTACAGTTGAGTCCATAAAGTATGGGGTGTCTCAAATACCTGACGTTGCTGGGGTTAACGTGAAAGAGGATGTAGGTCTTATCTATATTTATGTTCATGATGCACAAGGTCAGTTACCTGCTCCACTACAAGCACAAGTAGAGAACCTCCTACCTAATTACAAGTGTGGGGGAATCAAACCCATTGTATCAAAGGTTAATATCAAGACGGTAGACATTGACATCAAGGTTGCTATTGAGAATGGGTTTGATAAAGGCACATATGCTCTAATCATCTACAACTCTGTTAGTACCTTCTTAGAAAAGTATACGGTGGGCAAACCTTTACTAAGAGCTGAGTTAGTGAGGTTCATAATGAACTTAGACTACAATGCTATAATGAACGTTAATCTTAGTATTGACAAGGACGTTATAGCAGTAGAGAATGAACTAGTAAGACCTGGTAAGCTTACTATAAATATAGAGTAGGAGTGGTTTACATGGCATTCATTAGTAAACTGGCTTCCTTCTTTAATAGAAAGTCTAAAGGGGAGTTAGGAAACCTAGCAGGTGCTTGGCAGAAGTCCCTTGATAAGGCTGAATCAGACCTAACAGAACTAGAACTCCAATATATTATAGACACTGCTACTGGTGAGTGGCTAGAAGAATGGGGTTCTTGGTTTGAGGTTAGTAGGAAGCTCAATGAAACAGATGAAAAGTATAGAGTCCGAATTAAGCTGAAAATGACCAGAGCCAAGAGTACTATTCCAGCACTAGTAGCAGCTGTTAAGGAAGCAATGGGGGAGGATACAATTGTAGTGCCTTATGAGACCTATAAGGACTTGTTTATACACAACATGTCCCCCCTAAGCGGAACACACAAGTTACAAGACGCTGAGTACACTAGGCTTGCAGTAGTAGTACTGAAGATAAATAAGCAACTTACACCAGAAGCTGACCTATTGGTTCGTAGTGTTAAAGGTGCAGGTATAAGACTTATAATTGAATATGTGCCTAATCTACAGCCACAACCTTAATCATACCCTGTACCGCAATATGCGGGCAGGGATATTTTATTAGAAATTAGAATAGTAGAACTGAACGAAAAGGAGATGAAAACCATATGATTAATAAAGACGCTCCTTACTACGATGACTTTGACCCAGCCAAGAAGTACAGTAAGATTTCCTTTGTACCAGGTAGGGTAGCCCAAGCACGTGAGTTTACTCAAATGCAGACAATCATGTATGAGTATCTTAAACGAGTATCAGATACACTGTACAGAGACGGTTCTGTAGTGTCTGGGATGGGTTGGACTCTGACTAGTAACACAATAAAGATTGAAGCAGGTAAGGTATACCTTAAAGGTGTGGTTCATCTGTTTGATGCCCAAGAGATACCTATTACTAAAAAGGGTAAAGAAATTGTAGGTGTTAAGCTGAAAGAAGAGATAATTACAGAAGCTAATGACATCTCCCTTACAGACCCAGCCCTTAATATGGGTAACTATGGACAACCAGGTGCTCATAGGGTTAAGTCTAGTGTTGAGCTTAAAATCAATGACCCTGATGCTTCTCCTATCTATGAGTTTAATGAAGGGGAGCTACAGTTAGAAATGGCAAGACCCCAATTCGATAGTGGATTGATGGATATGTTAGCTAAACGTACTAGAGATACTAATGGTAACTACCGAGTGGTTGGTTTAGATTTAAGTGCTGAAGAGCACGATGCCAATAACATGAGAGTTATAGTAGAAGCTGGTACAGCATATATAATGGGTTATGAAGTTATTAAGGTAACCCCTGTCAAGAAGATTATCCCCAAGGCTTTAGATACTCGTGTTGTGCAGAATGAACCACAGATATACTTAGGAAACCAAGACAAGTACCCATTGAATAACGCTCCTGCTAAACGTATAGACCGTGTATCTGGTGAGGTACAAATTACAGAGACCGTTACAAGAGGTGCTACTATTAATGGTATGGACTCACTAAGTAAGACTCCTGTAGCTGATATCGTATCCATCACTGGCTATACTAAGGGAGCAGATTATCAGTTGTCTGCTGATAAAGTAGACTGGGGTGTTGGTGGCGTAGGTGCCCTTGAACCTGCTACTGGTTCTACGTACTCTGTGACATACAAGTATAGAAAGAACTTTGTTAACAACACAGATTATAAGCTTACTACTATCACTGATGGATGGGGCGTAACAAAAGACTACATTCAGTGGCTTGCAGGGGATAAGCCTGTTAATAATACACAGGTCAACCTTGACTACCAGTTCTACTTACCACGTGCTGACTTAGTGTCTATCGACCGTTATGGTAATGTAATAGTAACTCAAGGTCAGAGTGATGTAGAATCGAACGTAGTAGCTCCACAACCATCTAGTGATGAACAGTTAGTCCTTGGTGCGGTTTATATAAATCCTGGACCAAATAATAAGACTGCTAAGACTAAATTCAATGCCATAACAAGAATGGAAATGGGAGAGATTCAACGTCTAGCTAGACGTGTTGATGACTTGGAGTATAACCAAGCAATAACAGCCCTTGACCGTGATGCAATGGCAGGAGAACTACCTTCAGATTTAAAAGGTATCTTCTCTGATAGCTTTAGGTCTGTTACACGTGGTGATTTATCTCATCCAAACTTCAATATTATGTATTCATTGGAAGATGGAGTAATCATGTTACCTACAGATACAACTAAGGACATCAAGCCAAATATTAATATGGACTTGTCTAATATTAAGTCATTTGGTCGTTTAATAGGTGCTCCTATGAACGAGGTTGTAGGCATTGAGCAGCCATATGCTACTCAATCAATGTTAGTCAACCCCTATCTATCATTCAACGTATTCTCTAGCTTGAAGCTTACACCTGCTTCAGATAACTGGGTGGATGAAAGCTATATCAAGATTGAGAACACTGAATATAGCGTACGTAACTTCTATCGTTGGTGGGGACACCCAGAAGCAGTACCTTGGGTACAAGACCTGTTAGACCTTAAGATGGATGATGGGAGAACAGTAGGAGACTGGAGACCACCTTGGACACCAGGTGAGACAGTAGATACTTCACCTAGAACAACTGTATCTAAGGTTGAGAAGTCTCGTAGTATCCTAGAAGATGCTATTACTGTCATGAGACAGATTGACATAGAAATCTTCTGTGAGAACTTACAACCTTCAGCAGATAACCTAGAGCTAACGTTCGATGGTGTTCGTGTACCACTTACTCCTGTTAAAGGTAGTGTGTCGGGTGCTAATCCTGGTACTGTTAGGGCTAATAGTTCTGGTCAAGTGTGGGCTAAGTTCAGAATACCTGCTGGTGTTAAGACTGGTACTCGTGAAGTTATGTTACGAAACAGTACTAACTCTGCGGTAGCTTCATTCACATCTATTGGTACTAAGAGAACAGTTACAGACACTATCCTAACTAAACGTATTACCCTAGTACCTGTCGATCCACTAGCACAGACATTTGAGTTCGATAGAGACACTTTAATGACTTCTGTAGGGGTTTACTTCTCTGCCAAGCATGACACAAAACCTTGTACGGTACAGATTCGTAACGTAGTCAATGGTTATCCAAGTAACGTTATCTATGCTGAGAAGGTTCTACAACCTTCAGATATCAAGACTAGCTCTAACGCTATCTTAGAAACTAAGATTACATTCGATGACCCTGTTATGTGTCAAGCTAACATCCAATACTGTATAGTGGTTCTGTCGGACAATGACAAACATGCTATGTGGGTATGTGATTTAGGTCAGAAGGATGTTACTACTGGAGTACAGGTTACTCAACAGCCATACCTAATTGGTATGTTATTCAGCTCTAAGAACGCTAAGACATGGACTGCTCACCAGTCTATGAACATGAAGTTCAAGATATACAAAGCTGAATTCCAGCCTACAGGAGTAATTGAGTTTGACCCTATCTCTAACTTAGGAGCAGACCGTCTAGTACTTCTTGCAGACTACCTAGTACCTGCTAATACAGGCTGTATCTGGGAAGTTAGCTTAGATGATGGAATGTACGTTCCACTAGCTAACTACGAGCCACATGACTTATCACAGATTGTTAGTAAGGTTAAGCTGAAAGCTACCTTCAAGTCTGAAAAGAATATGTCTCCATTAATGTCTAAGGATAGCTTCACCTTAGTAGGATTCATGTCAGGTAAGACAGGTTCATACCTAGGACGTACAGTAGAGATGCCTCAAGTCTACACTACTGTTAAGCAAACTTATGATGCTCACTTACCTGCTGGGTGTACGGTAACTCCACAGTTCAGTTATGACGATGGGGCTACTTGGATTACACCCCCTCTAGTAAGTAGTCAACAGGTATCTTCTGATTATATCCGATATAACCATGAGGTAGCTGTACCAGCAAATAAGAATGCTAAGAAGTTTAAAGCACGCTTAAATCTATCCACACCTAATGCGGTAATTAGACCTACTGCTAGAAGGTTCATTAATATTATGAAGTAATGAGTTTGGGCAGGTATATT